AAGGACGGGCAAGGGGCACCGCCCATTTTAAAAATCAGTCCAGAAATCCATCAAACGCTTTCTTTATCAGTGCAAAACCGAACAAGTCCAGGCCGGATATAATCAGCATTGCCGCCGCTACTGCCGCCATAATTATGTAAACCTCCATGTTTTCCGCCTTTCTTTCTATATATGGAAGAAAACCCTTTCTTTCCTCCATATCTTGTGCTATACTGTCCTTGTTAAGTTCCAACCCGGTTGCTTTTGGTGTTCCCCACCTTGCAACCGGGTTTCGCTTTCCCCGTTCATGCTTCCGGCAACTCTCCGAACATACTTTCGTATGTTTCCGTTGCGTAACGCATCAAAAGGGCTTTTGCTTCCTCTTCCTCTATCGCTTCACCATACGTCCTTCGGAAATCTTCCTCATGGGTCAACAGCCAGTTCCCTTTTTCAGATTTCCATAACTCGCAATCATACGTTTTTCCTACTTCTTGCCCCTGGAATACCGCACGCATTAAAGGGCTGTCATTTTTATACCATTTCCTTACTGCTGCCACCCGTTCCATCTTGTCCGTGTCATACTTCATTCCGCCAATCACAAACCGCATCCGGCACCCCAGGATTCCAAACCACGGATGGTTTCATATTTTGTATACAGAATATTTATAAGGTCCTGCTTGTGCCCCGGCGTGATGCACCCGGCGGCTTCCTTTTCATAGATTCTTCCGGCCACATACCCGGCCCGGAAATCCAGTTCCGCCAGGCTCTTGTAATTTTCCAGTTCCCGGTCAATGACCGCCATCATTGCCTTTACTTCCCTAACCTCTGCCAGTTCCGGGCGGATGCCCCGGTGGTTCCTGCTTCCAGTGAAGAGGAACGGCACCGCCTTTTCCCGTTCCACGGCTCCCAATATTACCGCAAGTGCGTTTCCCATGTTAAGTTCCTCGCTTTCTGATTCCTATTTGCCAATATCGTGATATTTCCGGCGGAATTTCTTATATGGCGTTCCCTCTTTCCGGCTACGGCAATAGCCATTCCATTTGTAGCAATCCCTGCATCCCGTCCGGCAATAGTTCAGATATTCCTTTTCAAAACGGCGTTGCCAGTTATGCAAGCGGTCCAATGGTTCTTCCAGGAAAATTCCATACAGCGCACCAATCACACGTTTAATCATCCCGTCCCATTCCTCCCTACTGCTGCAACTTATATTCTTCCACTATGTCCACAACCCGGTCCATGATGCTTTCCAGGGCTTCAATAGGCATTGCCTTATCGTCTATGTAGAAATCCGCATAAACTTTTCTCGTGTCATTCCCCCATCTGTCCATCTGCTCCGGCAATGGCTCATTCACTGCATCAAAGATAATGCCCTGCTCTGTACACCATTCCACGGCATCTTTCAAATCCTTTCCGGCTCTGCTTGTCCAGAGGATGATTTTATGGCCGTTGGCTTTCAGCATCTTCACCACCGCCACAACCTTTGCCTTTGGTCCCACGATTTCCGGGAACCTGGTAACGGCCAGTGTATTGTCAAAATCAACTGCATAAATCGCCATAGTCTTTTCCCTCGCTTTCTGCCTGGCCGTCTGCATCCGCCTGGCTCATTTCATATTTCAACAGCATGGCCGCCACCTGGACCATTTCACAAGCGGCATCCACGGCCTGGCGGTATATTGCCATTGGCTTTGCATCTTCCACCAGGAAACAAGCTATCTTTTTCCCTCTTACGCCGTCCCATAACACGGCAAGGGAAGATTCCGCATTGTCCAGGGCTTCCTTGGCTTCCTCCATCTTCCCCAGGGTCACGGCGTAACCCTCATGGCGGCTATTGAATAAAGGGAACCTTTCGTTTGCCCGGTTCAGTTCTGCCTGGGCGGCGGCTTCAACCTCTGCCCTTAACTCATTCCTTGCCCGCTTCATAATGACTTCCATCCTCGCACGTTTCACATTCTCCGGCGGTAAATGTTTCACGCATGGCATTGTTTACGCACGTTTCACAACTCCATGTTTCCGGCACCCTCTTTTCCCCGGCGGCTTCCCTGGCCTTTAACTTTTCCGCATTGTCCAGGATGATTTCATTAAGCCGTTCCCGTTCTGCCAGTTCCACGATATTTTTTAAGGTTTCCACGCCCTTTTCCAACCGCTCTTCATCCGGCAGCATACGCAAGAAACGCCTGGCGGAAGTAATCATGCTCTCAATCTCATAGTCCGGGTGTACTTCTGTTTCCGGCAGAATCTCCGGGGCTTCCATCTTCCCGGTAAGCATTTCCCGGATATACTCATGGGGCACGTTGCACCTGGCCGCATTTTCCATTAACTCCGCCTTTGCCGCTTCCCTCATAAGTTTGTAAAATTCCATGTACTTCATGTCCACGGTGCCGTCACTTGTGAATCCATCTAATAATCCCATGCCCTTATCCTCTCTTTCTATCTGTGAATCCTGGATGCAAAACAATATAAAGGCTCTGCATCAATTTCCAGTTCTTCCCGGTTCTTATAAATCAGCAGGGAGAACCACTCTTCCCCCTCTTCATCCGTGAAACGCTTTGCCAGTTTCTCAAACCCAAAACGGGAATTAAGCCTTGCCCCGGCCACCATGTTTGACAGCTTCGCAATCTCACGGCTGCCCAACGTCACGCCCTCTTTGTGGTACTGCTGCCACTTTCGGAATGTTTCTTTGAGATATTCCAGAAAATCCGGCTCCACCACTCCATTGATAGGCGTATAGCTTTTATAATTTGCTTCCGCCGCCTTTAATCTGTCCATCCTCTTTTCCTCGCTTTCCTGGCCCTCTGGCCATTTATCCAGGCACGCCGCCGCATAACCTTTTTTATCCTGGCAATCTTTTCCTTGAACTCCGGCCAGTCGGTTATTTCCACCTTTACTTTCATTTCCGCCATCTTTCATTCCTCCTAAATGATGATTTTGTTTGTAATATAGGGTCATCTGCAAATCAGAAAAGCGGAAAACCGGCGCTTTCTCCGGCTCCATTGGCGGCATCAGTCCCCGGTCTTTCCATTCCTTATGCCGGATTTCCGGGGATGCCCTAAACCGTTTCACCTGGGCATCCAGAACGGCATCCGCTACGGGGTCATGTGTCAGCAATGCCTTATACCCTTTTTATATGGTTTCCTGCCCTGCTTCGCTTTTGGCATCCCGTACTATCAGCAGATTATCCGAATTGCATATCAATTCCAGGAACTCCCGTACCATCATGGTTTCCACCCTCGCTTTCCGCTTTGATTATGCCGATAAATACACGCTCTGCACACGGAACCGCAATACTGTTTCCCAGGGCCATGTAACGGGCATTGTCTGACATTTCCCTGCCGGATGCCCCGTACCTTGTCCAATAGTCCGGGAACCCGTCCAGGCGTTCACATTCAAGCGGCGTAAGGCGGCGGACCCGGTACTTTACCGCTGCGGCAATCCGCTCAATTATCACGGCAAGGGTTTCACTTCCTCCCCCTGCTGCCCCACGGCTCTTTTTTATGGTCCCCACGCCCTCCTTGAACTCTGCATAACCGCTTTGTGTGTAGGCTACGGCGTGCCGGTCCGTGCTTGTGAGTGTCGGGGCAACGTCCTGGTTTATCCCTAATTGGTTTCCGCCGTTCTTTTCATCCCTGCCTATGACGTTTCCGGCTATGGTATAGACTGGAAGCAGATAAAGGCCAGTTCTCCCACCGCCGCCCCCATCCGTTCCCATAAGGGTTGCGCTCTTCTTGGAATTTATATAAATCCTATCCGCCGTCCTGCCGAAATCCAGTTTCATTTGTCCTCCTGGTTCCTCTGCCAGTCCTCCGCTATCCTCTCCAATAGGGCTATCTTTAGGATTGTCGGAACTTCCTTTTCCCTCTTCTCGGCCCGTGACAGAATACCCCAACACGCTTTCGCACTCAAAAAGTATTTGTCCGGCACGTCCATTTCTAAAATCTGTGACAAGGTAGATTCTTTTTCTACGTTGGGGGACTCCCCAAAACTGTGCGTCAAGCTGCCGCCATGCGACTGTCCGCAAATCCCCCCCCTGGTCCCTCAATTCCAACCAATCCGGCGGATGCCCATTTCCCACTTGTAGGCATTGGAATACTGGCTTCTGTGATTTCTTCCAGGACCCGGCGGAAATCCTCTCCCTTATTGCTCGAAAAAGCCCCGGCCACGTTTTCCCATATGATATACTTTGGATATTCTCCATCTGTCTTTTCCCTCATTTCCCGTATAATCCGCACGGCTTCCATGAATAGGCCGGAACGGGAACCGTCAAGCCCCGTCTGCTTCCCGGCCACGCTCAAATCCTGGCAAGGGCTTCCGAAACTGATAATATCCACCACGGGGATTTCTCCGCCTTTTATCCCGTTAATGTCCCCCAGGTTCACGGCATCCGGGAAATGCCGCCCTGCTATGTCTATACAGTTCGGCTCTATCTCGCTTGTCCATACGGTCTTGATGCCGTGCCGCCCTGCTGCCAGGGGAAACCCGGCTATCCCGTCAAAAAGGCTTCCCAATGTCAACCCGGCGTTCATTTCAACGCCCCCGGCCTGGACGGTTCGTAGACAATCATCACCGTGTAAGAAGTCCTATAGTCTGCAATCTCCTTTCCACGGATGACGGGCAAGGTTTCCGTTCCATGCTCAATTCCCATTATCTCCGCCCCGTCTGCTTCCAGGGCGGCCAGGTTTTCATTTACCTTTGTTTCAAGGTCTTTCAAATCGGTGTCCCTTTTTAACATGATTTTCATGCTTAAACCCTCGCTTTCTGTTATTTGCTTATAGATGTAAGCGGCTATTTCCTGCCCACTTTCTTTTTCTTTGGGCACCACGCCGGGGATGTTTTTATGGGAACTTCTCTCGAATACGGTTTGCCATATCCTAGAAATCCCGGCATTTTCTGTATTCTATGTTCATTGAAATAATTCAAAATATATTTCTGGTTTGGATGTTCACATGAAAAACTCGCTCTTGTATTGCCTACTTTTCTAAAATCTTTGCAATGCTCACAATCTTTACATCTGATTTTATCCGCCACGTTTACCGCTCCTTTCTGGTTTTCGCATACCGCAAGCGGCCATCCGTCCGTATCACGCCCTACGGCTTTATAGGATGACAGCTTGCAATATACCGGGTGTTATCGTACAACCTTTTAAACGCCGGATAACTTCACCGGGGCGTGGCATGGTTTTCTAGTTCCCGGCCTACCTTGGAAGAATAGGCGTGTACGCTTCCCTGGTAGGTACTTTTTGCACCAGTGCAACCCATCAACAGTTTGTAGGGGCTTTGGACCCTCACGCCGCCCATGGTCAGCATGGCCGTTTTAGTTGCCGGGCGGTATGGATGCCGCCCTGGGTGCTATATTTTTTGTCCTGCTACCGCCTGGCCCATTCCCTGGGGTTTTCCTTAAAATATGTTTCTTTATCTCGTTTTGTAAAGAAAACGGGGCGTGTATAGATTCCGGCGGCATCCAGTTTTTCCTTTATCTTTCTTAGTTCCTCCCGGTAAATACTTTGCATCCTGCTTGATGGTTTTCTTGTATAATCCAATGGGGCTTCCGATACATTTAACAGTTCCCGTAAAATCTCGGCCGTGGTTGCCCCGTACTGTCTGAAATATCCATGTTCTATATATGTTTTCTGCCAGACGAACAATTTAAAGCCCAGGGCCTTTTCCACCGCTTCCAGGGTCTTTTCCAGGTCCGGGTCCATTGGCACCGTCCTATAAATCCAATCCATATTCTTATCCATGTTAAGTTCCTTTTCATCCTCTCTTATAGTCATACTCACTAAACCATTTTATGGAATTAAAGATTTTCCTATTGTTTACCCACCGTTGAATAAGCCTTACCGTATCATTTCCCTTTGTAGCTTCCTTGTTGTAAATCATTACATAGGGGTTATATCCCAGGTCTCTTAATGTGTATATGCGTTCCAAATCCTGCTCTATTGTGGTGTTAAAATTTGTCAGCACATACACACTCATTTTCCTTTTATCCCACCCGGTAATTTCCTTAAATGCCTTTAGTTTTGGAACAATGATTTCTTTATCCTCGTAACGGTCCCAGGCAAAATGAACACTATCAACCTTTATTTTCCGTAACAGTTCCATTTTTTCATCCGTCAACATCCTGGCATCAATCCCCTGGTTTATGTTTACCGTTGCCCCACTATCAATAAGCTGCCATAATAAATTTTTCCAGTCCCTACACGCTATTACATTAGGGTCACATAAGACAATATTTTTCTGTCCTTTCCAAAACTCTGACAAATCCGCCACTTTTACAGAACACTTTCCCTCTTTCGCCGCCACATGGCAAAAATTACAACCTCTAGGGCATCCCCGTGTAAGGAATCCATATGCGGTATTTTTGCAAAGTTCCGGGTATAGTCCATAATCCGGGTAAGTATGTTCTATCTCATACGGCAATCCGGCATCCTTTTCTTTTCGGTAAACTTCTATTCCGTCTACTGTTTCTATGCAATATCCGCTTCCACCTTTTATCACCTGGTCCGCATCAATACAATATTGGTAATCCGGCGTAAATGAAAATACTTTGCTCATATATACCCGGTCCATGTGTCCAGAAAACAAAGGTTCGTACCATTCCACCATGTCCCCGTTCTGCTTATGCCAGGCAGCCAATTTCATAAGCGGAATGTTTGGGTAATTATGCCCATCAACGGCAATTAGCCCTATTTTCATATTGTTTTCACTTTCTGCCCTGCTGCCACCTGGCCTATAATGCTTTCTGTGCTACCTCTGCCCGGTAAGGCTCCCCACCTCGTTTCAATTCATTGTAGATAGTTGCCCTATGCACTCCCACTTCATCCGCAATAGCAGAAACCTTTACCCCTGCTGCGTGCATCCTCTCAATGGTCTGGCGGTCCGTGAAGTTCAGCCGTCTATTTCCTTTCCTCATGCCCCTTTATCTCCTTTCTGCTTTTGGTGAAATAAAAAAAGAGTGCCCACAAGAGTTTTTTAATTCTCTTGTAGCACTCTCTTATTTTCTGTTAAAAATAAGATGCTTTAGAGTATATTTCCCTTGTCGCATCTTATTTTACAATGAACCTTTGCATTTTGTCAATAGTTATGCAACAACTTTTTGAAAAAATTAGGCCAGTTTCTTGATTTCCTCTTCAAAGAGTTGGGCGGAAGTCTTAAACCCCAAAATCCCCCTGGGATAGTTGTTTATCCAGGTTTCTATATACTCTATGTCCTTATCCTGCTTTTCCTCGAAGTCCTCCCCTTTTGGTATATGGCGGCGGATAAGGCGGTTACTATTCTCGTTTGTGCCCCTCTCCCAACTGCTATATGGGTGACAATAGAAAAGAAAGGTCCGCTTTTCCCCATCATGCAAAACAGACCGTTCTAACCCCTCATAGTCCGCAAACTCCACCCCATTGTCCACGGTGATACTTCTAAAGACTTTAGGGAACATATCGCCCCATTTCCTTTCCAACCGGTCCAGGGCTTCCACTACGCTTGCCGCCTTTTGGTCTGGCATCTTAATGATGATTTCATCCCTGGTTTTACGTTCTGTTAATACAAGCATACATGACTTTGTAATGCCCTGCTTTCCCTTTACCGTGTCCATTTCCCAATGTCCAAAGGTTTCCCGGTCCTTTACTTCCTCCGGGCGGTTCTCTATGCTCTCCCCGGCGGATGCTCTTTTCTGCACCTTTACTTTCTTATTATGCTTTTTCCTCTTCCCTTTTATCGGCAGGTCCTTATTGGTTAATTTTAAGAAAATACCATTGTCTATATATCTATATAAAGTCCTCACACTGATAGAGGTCTTAAACTCAATCCCACTTTGGGTTACTGCTGCCAATGCGGCTTCCGGGCTATACTTATCGTTTACAATCTTATCCTCTATGTATTCAGCTAAAGGCATATCATTCCCAATTTTAAGACTGCGCCCCTTTCCCTGGGCGTTCCAATCATGGTTCTTTTGCCCCAAATCGCTGCTATACCTCACTTCCTCGGTATAGTCACTATTTCTATGGGTATATTCTCCCCTTTTCATTTCCCGGTATATGGTGCTTCTATGAACGTGCAAATACGCCGCAACCTCCGTTACCTTATGGCCGGAATTAAGCATTGTTTCCATCTTTATCCTATCATTTTTAGTTAAATGCTTCCCCATGAAATCCATCCCTCCAAAAGAAACGGACACGGAAAGAATCCGTGCCGTCCAATGTCCTATTTTTTTACATCCTCTTTAATCTCTTCCCGGTAAGTGATTTCAATGGTGATGCAAAACGCATCTTCTAACGAATCATAAAAATATTTGTCCCTGCCGCTGTCATATCGTACTATTTTATAATTTCCGCCGGAAACCTCCGCTTCAATCTTCTGGATAGTTCCGCTTTCTATCAGCTTTTTTACCTTTGCCCTGCTGCCTTTCTTTATTTCTCCAATACATACATCACCCATAAAGGCTTGAATAGGTTCTACCCCCCCCCCGAACAAAAGTTCTATTTTTCCGCACAATTCATATTCATAGATTTTTTCATCTTCCAGGCCGCTTTCTATGATTTCCTTTTTGGAAAGTTTATAGTCCTCGTTTTCCTCCACAAGTTCCATAATATCTTTCATGTGGGCTTCTACATTATCCAGTTTATGCCGCTGTGTCTTGATTATCCCTTTCGGCCTTTTTGGCTCTTCCTGGGGCGGTGGTGTCGGTGTTGGCTCTTCCTGCTTTTTAGAGAATAGATTTTTTAAAATTCCCATGTTAAGTTCCTCCCTTTGCATGAATCTGTGATTTTGCATACCGCAAGCGGCCATCCGTCCGTATCACGCCCTACGGCTTTATAGGATGACTGCTTGCAATATACCGGGTGTTATCGTACAACCTTTTAAACGCCGGATAACTTCACCGGGGCGTGGCATGGTTTTCTA